CCAGGGGCGACAACGTCTGTTTCCGGACGTGATGTAACACCTTCAAGAAAATTCACGGGCTCGTTGCACGTGACGCCTCGGTTGTATCCTTATTGGCACAGTCTGATTCCACATCTGTGGAGGACTGCTGCCCGTGATATTTCGTTGCGGGCCGCCAGTAAGGTTACATGTGTTCCCAAAGATGCTAAAACTGACAGAATTATTGCCATCGAACCTCATCTGAACATTTATGTTCAGCTGGGGATCGGGGCTTTAATTCGTCGTCAGTTGAAGCGCTTTGGTGTGGATTTGGATGACCAGACTCGGAATCAATCTCTTGCTAGATCGGCTTTAGAAACCGGCCTAGCAACAATTGATTTGTCCTCTGCTAGTGATACTGTTAGCAGGGAACTTGTTTGGCTACTTCTTCCTACTGAATGGGCATCACTTCTTGATCTTCCACGTACTGAGTACGCCGAAGTCAATGGTGAAGAAATTCAATTGGAGAAGTTCTCTAGTATGGGAAATGGTTATACGTTTGAGCTAGAAAGTTTGATCTTCTTTGCTCTTGCGTATGCTGTTTCCGGTGCTAGAGGTGGTGTTAATGCTTATGGCGATGATATTATATTGCCAAAGGCAAAAGCACCAATCCTTATCCAGGCGCTGGACTTTCTCGGGTTCAGTGTTAACACTCGTAAAACCTTCTTGGCAGGAAGGTTTTATGAATCATGCGGCATGGACTTCTTTGATGGGGTAAACGTTCGTCCCTTCTTTTGGAAGGGTCAGAGAAATGATCGTACTATGGTTATCTATAGTCTGATGAATTCTCTACGGCGTTATGCCCATGGTCGCCTAAATGGCTTAGGGTGCGATGTTCGATTCCTACCCACGTGGCTGTTCCTTAGGGGACAGCTGCGTGTGAAAGATCAAACCTTACGCATCCCAGACCATTATGGCGATGGAGGCATCGTCAGTAACTTCGACGAGGCATCTCCAAAGAAGGCCAGGCATGGTATCGAAGGTTACATCTCACGATGTTACATTGATACCGGCAGGACTCGTAGGAGTGAGCCGTTAGGCTTACTGCTTGCGCAGCTCTGTTGCCTGCCCTCGAGAGCAACTTATGGTGATGAATCCATAAGGGGCTACCAGAGGTACTGCATACAACCACTTCTTTTTCCGAAGTGGTCGAGCTTGGGGCCATGGCTTTAACACCATAGTTCCTTGTCCAACCAGTTGGTTGGTGGAGAGGCCTATTTGACTTCAGCGAGACTCGGACCGGTTCAATTAAGAACGGGCCCCTGTCAGACTTAGCCTTATAGTTT